TAGCCGGAATTGTACACGGGGAGGAGTATGTGGTACCCCAGTGGCTCAAGAAAGATCCCGAAGTGGCGCAAGTGGTGGAATGGCTCGAAGCCAAGCGTTTGGGACAGTCGCCCCAGGGCTATGAAGCAGGAGGCGAGGGAAAGAATACCAAGCAGGAAGCCCCTACAAGTGAGAACAGCGTCCCTGCCGTAGGAGTGCCTATAGGACTTACCGAGGTGCTCTCAAGGCTCAGCACTACCGTAGAGAAGCTCCAAGGGGAAGGTATAGAAGCCTATATCGTAGCCGATGCTAAGGCTGGAAAGGAACTCCGACGAGCGATCAAGGAGTACGAAGCACTACGAGAGCGAAACAAGAGATAGTGATTACTAAGGGTTTAAAAAAGTCCTTTCCTATATGGAAGGGGCTTTTTATTTTTGCCTTAGATAGAAATTAAAAGGTATTGATTCAATGGAAAAAATCTTTGTAACCTTGTGTATTCTTTTTGGAATATACATATTAGTATTTGTGATGATTATGGCCGACCTATGGAGTGGCATTCGGAAAGCTAAGAGCTTGGGCGAGGAACGTAAATCTTACAAATATAGACGTACTGTGAAGAAAACAGCTCAGTACTACAATGTATTGATTGCTCTTTCAGTAGTAGACAGCATGCAGATGAGTGCTGTGTGGTACTTTGAGCAATATTACGGGAATCAGCTGTGGTTCTTTCCCTTTATGACCCTTGGGGGTGCCTTTTTACTCTGTCTGATAGAGATAAAGAGTATCTATGAAAAGGCTGATGATAAAGAACAATTTGACAAAGCTGGACAAGTGATGGGCAAGATCATCCTTAACCGTGGGGATGTAGAGGAAATAGCTTCTTCCATCAAGGAATATCTTAATGAAAATGATAAAACACCCATAAAAAACGAATAACCATGCCAACACCTAAGTATAAAGTAAGGCCTGACACAGGCGAATTGCAGGAATACCTCTTTGAGTACAACGGGATTTTAGCACTTAAAAACTTCGTAGCACGTGTGGACGGAGAGCGCCTGATCCTACACAGCGCGGAGGATATGAACTTCTCTATCTTGGACGCCTTGGTCAGTGAAGTAGAGATCAATGGAGTTGTATATGACAATGCCGATGCGGCACAGCAGGCACTACAGCGCTTAACCTTCAATACCAACAGACCCGTGATCATGACCCAGCGCGA